TGCAATGTTGGTCGCTTGCAACAGACTTGAACTGACGCAGTCAACTGTCAAAGTCGCAAGCCGCACGGTGTCGCCTGTGCCCTTGATCGTCGGGTTGAGCGCGTCGTCGCTTTGCGATCCGACCACAATGAACGGCGCTGATGTTGTCGGCGCGGCGAATGATTGAAATATCTTTGCCGAACTTCCGACAGCCGTGATCACGGTTGTGGATTGTTGCAATGCGAGATGGATGGCTTCTACGAATTTCATCGCGCCGCCTTTTTCATTTCTTTTGCTATGCGAGCAAAGACCTTCTCAAGTCCGTATCCGATGTCCTCGGTGAATTTGGCGTTGATCGTTGCGCCGTACATCTGAAAGAACTTGCGGAATATTTGCCAGCCTTGATAAGCGCGTGATGGATCCTTGTAGCGTCCGTGCTCGATGAGCCAGGAGTTTTGCGTCCTGCCCCAAATGCGTGCCCACACAGTCGCCTTGTTCCTGCCAATTTCTTTTGGAATGATTTCGTTGCTGTAGATGTTGTGCGCAATGCGCAATCGGCTCTCCCTGATCGGATGCATCGGCTGATGCTTCTTTGCACGCCAGCGCCACGACTTCTGCGCGTCGGTCTGATTGATATCGTTCTTGCCCACATATGTGCCGTACATGCTTGCAAGTTTGCCTCGCGGCGCGGTCAACGCCTTGATCTCAGCCTTGCGCAAGATCTTGTAGATATCGTCGCTATGCAAAGTCTTCATCTGATCAAGGAACTGATCCAAGCCTTTGATGATTTTGCCACTGCTCGCCATTACGAATCCACCTCTCGGCACTGCATGATGAGCGTGTGGCCCGCTGACTTGTAATCGACGATGGACACGATCTCAAATGTGGTGCTGATCGTCGCGCCTGTTCCCGCGGCTCGACTCAGGCTTGCGGTGAAGCGGTCGTAGTTGTTGATGCCCGGGTAGAAGTTGGTTGTGATCTGATGCGTGACGATCTGTTGAAGCGCCATGTGGTTGGTCTTCTCCACCGCGCTCGAGTCTTTGATTTCGCCAAAGATTGTGTCGCCAGTCGTGTAGGTGTAGGTCGGCGTGCCGAAAGTGCCGAGCGCCTGCGTGCGGGTCTTGATCACAAGCGGAGTCCGCATCATGCCGCTGTTCACTGGTACTCACCCGACTTGTATTGAGCGATGAGCGCCTTGATCGTGCCCGGCACTTCGTACTGTTGACCTGGCGACAGCGTGGATCGGTAGTCGTACAGCGTCGAGCACATCATCAAGATTGCGTGCTTGAGTGCGATCGGGATCGTAGTTGCGCTTGAGCCGTGACCCGCTACATAAACAACTGTGACCACGCCTGCGCCGCCGCCGACGAGTGACGGCCATGATTTGCCGTCGAGCAACTGGACGCGGCCAATGCCGTTGTACGACTTCACCGTGTAGTCGGTTGACGCTGACAAGGTCTGCGTGTTGCCTGATGTGTCGACATACTGCACGCTCGTCACGCTGACTAGCGGCGAGCGCGGCAAGGCGATCTCGTATGACGAGCCGTTGTAAACCTCGCCGCTAGAGCCTTGCACTAGCGTGTTCTGCGGGAACGAGTCGTAGACCGATGTGAATGTCGTGTTGGGGATTGCGATGCCGCAATAGTTCTCGATCATCATGCGGGCTGTCGTGATGATCGATGTCGACCCGCTGGTGCTGGCTTGGATATATGTGGTATCTAGAGAATGAAACACGCGCAAATGCGCGAGGCATTGAGCAGTGGTGATCGGTTCAAAACTTGGAGCGGTCGTGATCGTGGTGTTGACTCTCATGCGAATACCCTCATCGGTGTTGTCGGTGCGGGGTCGAGGATTGGGAGTTCATCTAGTTGGTCTTGCGCTAGGTCGCCGCAGACGCGAAGGTTGGCGTGGTATCGTGAATCACCATCAGCCGCGCCGATCATGTCAACCGTATAAGTTTCAGCGACTACTGAAAACTTATCTTTAACGGTGGCAATGCCAGCATTTATTAAACAGACCTCCATAGACGCTTGGGTCGATGTGCGTAGGAAATAGTCGGTCATGTGGTTAAGGCCTGTAATTGTGCGTTTGTTAAGCGAGTTGGAAAATATTTAAAACTAGATACGTACCCATTTATAAAGTTACCTGTAGCTGATCCTGCATCAGAATAAAATTTAAAAGTATCTAAACTAATTGGAACAGCGCCAAAAGAATCTGTTCTCATTGTTCCACCATTGCTACACATTGCATAATCATTTACTGCGTAGGCAAAACCTATACGTACATTTCCACTTGTAACAGTTGGATACATTTCGGCTGAATTAACTGACCCCGAATAAACGTCAATGTATGCTTTGCGAATTCCAAATCTATTGGCACTTGAACTAGATGTACCAACGCTTAATTCTAGTCCGCCATTGTCCCCACTTAAATTTGAATATGTAACATTAGTAATAAATGTTCCCGTTGAACTGTTAAACCAATTTGAAAAATTAGTGCCGCTCATTACGCAACTATCTAAAGCGCGAGTTACTTGCGCGGTGGTGGTGGGAATGTAGGAACTTGCGCCGTTGCCTGTTTCAAGTTGTGCGCCCCAAATTTCAATAGCGTCCGCGCTAGTCACAATTCTAAACCCTACGCGTTGTGCGGCTGTTGTGGTTGCAAATGTGTAGCGGACCCACACCGCTGTGATAGCTTGCGTGGTGTATGTCGATCCATTGTCAAGCGTAAATTGAATGTTGCCTGTGCCTGTTACGCGGCGCAACCAAACAGATAGCGTTCGCGCCGCCGATGTTCCTATAGCCGCTGAACTAATGATAGTTCCGTTAGCCGCGCTGGCTGTAATTTGTAACGCCGTTGCATCATTGCGCGGGCTAGTGTTATTTGTGCTTGTGCGGGTTAAATTTGTGTCAGCCCAATTATTATTAGTGCCGCCAGTAGTTGCAAATGTTTCGCTAAAGTTCAAAAGATTAGTGGCCGCGCCTTCAATCAAAATCCCCTTAGCCGCAAGCGTAGTAGCGTCACATTCAAAGCGCGCTTCGTTTATAGCCGCGCTGGCAACATAACCCAATGAATTTACATATGTGGCTGTTGTCGAACGCGTGAATGTAAAACGCGAATCTAGCGCGCCCATCGTTGTAAAATCCAAATTCAGCGTGGAGCCGTCGCCGCGAGATCGCATGAATGGGATGTATGCGTTTCCCTTCATCGCGGAGTCGCTCCCTTCTTTACTGCTTTGCACGGCACGGCTTTAGTGCAACAACGCACCTCGTCTTCAGCCCACTCTGCAACGCCACTTGTGATCCAACCTGTGGCGATCACATCAGCGACATCGTGGACATCGCCAGCAAGAAATATATTCTTGCCGTCAGCCGCAGTATGAATCATTCGCACCTTTGCCATAAATCCCCGGCACGCATTTCTGCGAGCCGGGGGTTGTGTCAATTCAATTCAGTGATTAGGCGCACTTGAGCGCAACGAAAGCGAGTGTCGGCAAAAGCAGTTTGGAATCGATGCGGCTGTTGGCCACGATTCCAATTTCATTCGTCGCCGCGTAAAGTTCACGAAGCACCTTCACTTCGTAATTTTGCGCGCTTGCAAACAAGCAGTAATCAAACGCACCGAGCAGACCAACGAACTTGCCAGTGGCAAGAGCGGCAACCGCCGCCGATGTGTAAACAGGAATACCCAAGATTCGATCTGGCTCAGGAGCAGAACCGCTTCCGCCGTTCTGATATCCGTTCTGCCAGAAGTACGCAGGAGCAGCCGCACCACTTGTGGTGGTAGTAACTGGAGTCGTCAACGCACGCAATGCTGCGAGAGTTGAATCAGCCACGATCATTGCACAGGATGGATGCACGCGATATTGACGAGGCAATGAATAGACCCAATCAATAATTTGTTGCGCTGTGATGGTTGAAGTACCCGCTGCGCTGGTTGGAAGACTTGTAGTAGTGAACAAAGATGTCGGAGCATTTCCGCCAACATTGCTGCTTGGCAAGAAAGCCAACTCTTCAGTTTGAGCAAACACGCGAGCGAATTGTTCTTGCATGATTGATGCGATGCTCATGTTTCCGCGAGCAGTCGTATCCTCAACAAGTTCATTTGAGATGCGAACAATCGCACTCAATCGCTTTGGTGTCAAAGTAACTTTTGTAAAGTCTGGCACTGCTTCAGTCGGAGCAGCAGCCTCGCCTGGCCAGTAGGCAGTTGCTGTTGTGCCTTCGTAAACAAACTCACGAGAGAACGAACCAATATCCAATTTGCGGGCCAGTTGGCGCAGGCAAGTCATATTCATGATCTTTGCCGTCATGGCAGCGTCGTATTCGATTGGCATCAAATAACTGCCGCCAGTACCTTCATTCAATACGCGAAGTTCCATTGGATTTGTATGCTCGCCACGCGCCAAGTATGAATTGAAAGCATCACGATATTGCTCGGATGAGCGATGATCGATTGCTGCCATTTGCTTCTTGGCTGTGTTCTCAAAAGTACGCTCGCTCATACGAGCCTCAGGAGCGGCTGGAGTCACGGTCTTATCCATGCCCATCAATTCCTGATTGCGTGTGCGCTGTGCTTCAAGGTTTGCGTATTGCAACTTGAGTTGCGAATACTTTTCCTCCATTGCTGGAGCCATTTCGCCATCAACATTGGCCGCGTCTACTAGAGTTTTCATTTCAGCATAGACCGCCCCCATGCGCTCCACCAAATTTTTATAAGTATCGTTTGCCATAGTAAAAATCCTTCTTGTTATGCCGAGCGAGAGTCGATCACCTCAACGCTGAGGTAACAGACACGCACGCTCGGCGATGAATGTCTGTAAGAAAGTTTTAAGAGCGTGTCACATTGAGCACGCCCGAAGTGTTAAGCAAGCATCCGTCTGCGCGAACCGTGCCCAAAATCAAAGTTTCGTTACTGTCTGCGTAGACCTCGCCGTAGCGAGTAACTTGGAAAGAGCCAGGATTAGTCACAAGTAGATATTTTGTTGGGTCAAAGAACATCGCAATCGTGTCACCACTTGCAGGAGTCGTTGCGGCCAAGCGTGCATAGACCAGCGGCAGTCCTTCGACTGTCGTGCCCTTTGACATTGAACCCGCAAAGGTGGGGAACAAGAGCGGGAACGCTGTTGAATCCCACGATCCGAGCGTGCGGCTATTGATCACGGCAAGACAGTTCTTCCATGACTCGTATGCAATCGGCTCGAGCGTGGAGTTTGTCGAACCCCAAGCCGCGCTCAGAACATCCTTCATGGTGTTGGTCGTCGCCACGCCAGTCGAAGCAGTTCGGGAATTAGTCTTTGCAGTTCCCCATGCGCCTTGACATGCGGTGCTTCCGTTACCAATCAAAATCTGATTGTTGACCTTGCCAATGAGAGCCGCAATGATTTCGGTTTGAAGCCATGTCTCAA